TAGGTATACTATTGCAGCCAATTATGGAACAGCTATTTTCCAAGGTGACTTGGTAGTTCCAGTAGCAGCAGGGAATATTGAAAGATATGACGTAACTGCTAGTAGTGGAGCTGTTAAACCAATTGGTGTTTTCAATGGTGTATTTTATACTGATCCAACTACGAAGAAACCAACATTTAGTAACTTTTATCCTGGCTCTATTAATGCCAGTGATATTGTTGCAAATGTAATTGATGATCCTAATACGTTGTTTTTAGTTGATTCAGACGAAGCTATGACAAGAGCTGGTCTGTTTATTGGTTATAAAACTACAAACGTAACAGGAAACACAGCAACTGGCATATCTAAAGTACAACTCGATACTAGTACCGCAGATTCTACTAATGCAATACCATTGCAGGCAGTAGATATAAGCCAAGACGTTAACAATGAGGACACAACATCTGCTAACACAAATGTTATTGTCCGTATTCAAAACCACTTTCTGAATCCACCAGCAGCAGCTGGGGATACAGGGGTATAAGGGAGATAAAATATGGCTATTTCAAGATCACAACTGGTCAAAGAGCTAGAGCCTGGTTTAAATGCTCTCTTTGGCTTAGAATATAATAGATACGAAAACGAACACGCTGAAATCTTTGCATCAGAAGCATCTGATAGAGCTTTTGAAGAAGAAGTCATGCTGACTGGTTTTGGGTCTGCTCCAGTAAAAGAAGAGGGTAGTGCGGTTACTTTTGACCAAGCAACTGAATCTTTCACTGCGAGATATACTCACGAAACCATCGCTATGGCCTTCGCTATTACTGAAGAAGCGATTGAAGATAATCTGTATGATAGATTAGCGGCTCGTTATACAAGAGCTTTGGCTCGTTCCATGGCTAATACTAAACAAGTAAAAGCAGCAAATGTATTAAACAATGCGTTTAATTCTAGTTTTGCTGGTGGAGATGGTAAGGAGCTTTGTGCTACTGATCACCCACTTGCAACTGGTGGTACATTCAGAAATGAATTATCAACTGCTGCTGACCTATCTGAAACATCATTAGAGCAGTCATTAATTGACATTTCTGCGTTTGTTGATGAAAGAGGATTAAAGATTGCTATGCAAGGTGTAAAACTGATTATTCCAAAAGAACTTCAGTTCACTGCGGATAGAATTCTAAAATCACCGCAAAGAGTAGGTACTGCTGATAACGATATTAACGCTATGGCTTCTATGGGCATGATCCCACAGGGTTATAGAGTTAATCATTATCTAACAGATACTGATGCTTTCTTCATTATGACAGATGCTCCTAACGGCATGAAAATGTTCGTTAGAAGTCCAATTAAAACTGCAATTGAAGGTGACTTCGATACAGGTAATGTAAGATTTAAAGCAAGAGAAAGATACTCTTTTGGATTCTCAGATCCTAGAGGTGTTTTTGGTTCTCCTGGAGCCGCTTAAATCTTTTAGCATAAAACTAAAGAAGGGGACTTACGGGTCCCCTTTTTTTTTGTATAATATAAATACCAAGATAATATAAACTGGATATAGACTGACTTGGCAGACACCCTAGAGGACTATATCTTTTAACTAGGAGAAAAAATGGCAGGAGTGCATTTTACAGGACCAATTCTTTTTGCAGGTAAAAACAATGAAAAGAAATGGTTTGAAAATTTACCAATTGATAAAAACCCAGATTATGTAGTTTACTTTGATGACTTTGATAGAATCGGATTCGATTCAAATACAGGTCACAGATGGACTGTTGTAAAAGATTCAGGAGCATCTGTAGCAATTGCAGCAGATCAACTAAATGGTTTAGTGAACTTAAACTCAACAGCGACCACAGATAACGATGGCGCTTCTATTCAAAAGAATGAAATATTTCAGGTACAATCAAATAAAGATCTTTGGTTTGAAACTAAAGTTAGAACATCTGATGTAACTGACACTGATCTATGTTTTGGTTTTACCGTTAACTTTGCAACAAACCCTGAAGCTATGCTTACAGCAACAGATAGAATTGTATTTCAAAAAGATGATGGCGATGCATCGATTCTTTGTAAAACAGAAAAAGATGGTACGGAAACTTCAACAGATTCTGGGATTGATATGGAAAACGACACAGATGTTACATTAAGTGTTCGTTGTCAAAGCACAGGAAAAGTTGATTTTTTTGTAAATAGAAAATTAGTTGCAACACACACAGATAATATTCCAACTGATGAAATTTTAACAATAGCGGCAATGTCCTTATCAGGTAATGCTACTGGCACTAAAGTTACATCAATTGATTATATGTTTGCTGCATCTGATAGATAGGAGTAAATTATGAACTCTGATGTAGGTGCAAAAACATTAACATCAACAGGCACAATACAGTCTGGTAGAACAAGATTATTATCTATTTACTATGTTGGTCATGCTAGCGCAGGAACTTTAACATTCAAAGATGGTGGAGGTAGTGGTACACAAAAACTAGTTATCACAACACCAGCAAGTAGTGCTGCTGATCAATATCAAATAGATATACCTTTAGATGGTATTGTTTTTAAAACAGATATACATTTGACAATATCAAATGTAACATCTGTCACTGTTTTTGTTACACCAGTAACTGCTGATACTGACAATGGATAGCTATTACGAAGACCTTGATTTGTTTGGTTTAGCTAAAGGCGGAATGCCTAAGCGTAATAAAAAAAATTATAGATCAACCAAATCAGGGGCTGGTATGACTACTGCGGGTGTAAAAGCTTACAGACGAATGAATCCAGGTTCAAAGTTAAAAACAGCGGTAACGGGTAAAGTTAAAAAAGGCAGCAAAGCGGCTAAACGTAGAAAGTCTTTTTGCGCTAGAAGTGCAGGGCAGGCTAGAATGCATAATATTAATTGTAAGAAAACGCCAAACAAGAGAATTTGTCAGGCAAGAAGGAGATGGAAATGCTAGAAAAATGGGATATGATAAAAAACTTGTATACAAACAATAAAGATAGTATAGTAGTTATATTATGCGTATTATTACTCCTATCTTGGATGTTTTAGTTTTTGCACTTCTTAGTGTGGGAACTTTTTTATTTATTTCAATATGGAGTCTTTGGATGCTTTTAAGTTTGCCAATAGATATATTTTACGATGCAATTATCAAAAAATTTTTCTCTTAACGAATTAACAAAATCACAAACTGCAACTAGACTTGGAATTAACAATGTCCCAAGCTCACAAGAAATTTTTAATCTTAAAAATCTTTGCGAAAATATTTTACAAAGAGTTAGGGATAGGTTTAAAGAACCTGTTATAATTAATTCAGGTTATAGGTCAGTTAAATTATGTAAAGCAATTGGGAGTTCAGGTAAATCGCAACATGCAAAAGGTCAGGCGGCAGATATAGAAGTTATGAATTTAGATAATAAAGTCGTTGCTGAGTGGATAAAAAACAATCTTAATTACGATCAATTAATATTAGAATTTTATAAAGAATCTGAAGGACCTAGAAGTGGGTGGATTCACGTTTCTTATGTAAGTGATAAACCAAGAAAACAAGCCTTACTAGCTGATAAAGATAAAAACAACAAAACGAGGTACATGCCATGGTTATAGGTAGAAGTCAAATGCGTCAACAAGTTACAAAAGGTCCGCAAAAACGTAAATATGCAAAGACTAGAAAGAATAAAAGAAAGGTGTTAACATAATGAAAGATGATATTATAAATGCTTTGATAAAATTGTATGAGGCCAATATAGAGAAAGCAAATGCAACTATAAAAATTTATCTTGAAAATTGTGTGGGAATTGGTGAGCATCCTAATATAATTGATGAGATTGATAAACAGGTAAATATAGTATCAAGCAACGAACACAAAATAGATATTATAAGGAGTTTTAAATGACCAAATTATGTCCCAGAGGTAAGGCTGCCGCAAAAAGAAAATTTAAGGTATACCCAAGTGCATATGCAAACGCTTATGCATCAAAAATCTGTGCAGGTAAAATTAAAGACCCAAGTGGTGTAAAACGAAAAGATTTTAAAGGACCTAAACCTGCATCCGCAAGCGAGGGAATGATGACTGAAATAGAAAAAGAAGCACAAAAAAGAAAAGATATTAAAAAAACAAGAGATATGCTTATGAAAGAAAGAGAAGAAGGTGGACGTTTTTCAAAATCAGATATAGATATTGCTACTAAACAAGCTAAAAAGTTATTTGACAGAGAACAAGGTGGCCGTGAGTCATTAGCAGATAAATATTTTAATCGTAAAATGCAAGAAAAACTTAGAGAAAACCAAGGACGTAGAACAAGCACTAAAGCTTTAGAAAAAAGAAAATTCAATGATGGTGGTATAAATTACAAAAGTATTGCAGGTATGGATTCCTCTAAAAATTACAGTGGTCAGGTTGGTGGTCACAGTGTCATGGGTTCACCAGTATCTGTTGATGTTGATGGTGATACATTAAGTAATCCTTCTGCGTCTGCTTATTACAAAGATTTATTAAAGTAATGGCTAAGAGTGGCTTAAAAAAATGGTTCGCACAAAAGTGGGTAGATATTGGCTCAAAGAAAAAAGATGGATCCTATGCTAAATGTGGTCGTAGCAAATTAAGAGCAGATCAAAAAAGAAAATATCCTAAATGTGTACCATTAGCTAAAGCACGTAGAATGTCAGAATCGCAAAGACGAAGTGCGGTGAAAAGAAAAAGAGCAAAAGCTCAAGGAGTGGGTGGTAAACCTACAAATGTAAAAACCTTTGCAAGCAAAGGGATGTTGATAGAAAGTTATTATAAAGGTATACTTTAGATATGGAAAAAAATAAAAAATCTTCTTTTGGAATGTTGTCAGTTAAAGCTGGTATAGATAACAACCCTAATCCTACTCAGGCAGACAGAATTGCTGGTGCTAAAATGAAAGATAAGAAACAAAAAGCCAATCTCGGTAAATTTATTAATGAGAAAAAGGCAGAAAGAAATTTTAAAAAAGAACTGAAAAAAGGTAAGGTAGATATTAAAGGCGACAAAGGTGGTAAAAAATTAAGCACTTATGTTATGGAAAAAAGAAATGAACCAAAAATACCTGAATTTTTGAAAAGACAGAAAAATGCACCTATTGAGGGAGCATCTAAAACTATGAAACTTTTAAAAGTTTTGGGCAAAACTGCAGGTGTTCTGGGGGTTCTTACACCAAGTGAGTTAGGCTCAGCAGAATTAAAAGACATGGAGAAAAAAAAATATGGTGGCCCTGTGGGCGTGAAAATGGCAAAGGGTGGCTTTAAAAAGAAAACACCAATTTATTAGGATGAATTATGGCCACATCAGGAACAACTACATTTGATCTCGATATTGACGATATTGTTCAAGAAGCTTATGAAAGAACAGGAGCTCGCACAAACAGCGGGTATGACTTAAAATCTGCAAGAAGAAGTTTAAATATTCTTTTCAGCGAATGGGGAAACCGCGGAGTTCACTTATGGAAAGTAGAACTAAAAGAACAAGCACTGACAAACGGGACAGCGACTTACACAGCTCCAACGAATGCGAATGATATATTAGAGGCTTATATCAGCACGACAACTGGAACTACCTCTACAACAAATGATGTATCCTTAACAAAAATAAGTAGAAGTGAATACGCAGCTTTACCTAACAAAGGTTCTACAGGACAACCTTCACAATATTATGTTGATAGACAAACAACACCTACAATAACTTTGTATCAAACACCAGATGCATCAACATACACTTACATTAAATATTATTATTTAAAAAGAATTGAAGACGCAGGAGCTTACACAAATCAAGCAGATGTGGTATTTAGATTTATACCGTGCATGGTTGCGGGTTTAGCGTATTACTTATCAATGAAATACAATCCACAATTAGTGCAGCAAAATAAATTAATTTATGAGGATGAATTATCAAGAGCTTTAAACGAGGATGGACAAAGAACATCTGTATATATAACCCCACAAACGTATTTCCCACAAGGAGTATAATATGAAAAATATGCGATTTAGAAAAATGTCAAATGGTGGATATTTAACACCTCTTGAGGAAACGCAACCACAATTAGCATCAACTATTAAAAATTACAGACAACGTTTAACTGATGCTGAAAGAAAAACATTTGATAAAAGAGCTGACATACAATATAAAGCTACATTAAATATGCCTAAAGCAGAAAGAAGTGCTTATATTGCTTCTATTAACAAACAATTTGCAACACCCTCAGATAAACAATTTGAAGAGGTAAGAAGTGGTTTATCATCAAAAAAATTCACGCCTACTTATAGGTTTGCGACAGCTAAACAATCTGAATTACCCAAAACAGGGTTTTATAGAGATTATTCTGATGATATAAAAAAAATACAAGATGATATTGGTAAACTTACAATTACCGAATCAAGACAAAAAACAAGACCTAAGTATGAGTATGTTCAAAGTTCTAATAATTATGGTCCAGGACCGACTATTCGTAAACCAGTTCAAACTGTTTACAAATTACCAGAGGGTTCAAGAGAAGCACAGGGGCCTTATGGGTATAGATATTTTACAGACCCAGCTGGAAAAGGAGAATATAGATCAATAGGTCAAGAAAAATATACAGAAACAACTACACGTCCTCAAAGAGCAGGTGATGCTGATTATGATAAACAAATGAATACGATTAAACGTTTACAAAAAAGACAACAAGCAGCAGCATTTGCGCCTAATTATACTTCTCCATCATTGACTAGTGCTAATGTGTATCAACAATTAGGTATGGCAAAAGACGGTGGTTTAAAAGAAGATATAAAAAAAATTAAAAGTAAAAAATTTAGTAAGGGTGGTAAGGCTGCAATTAGAGGAACAAATTTTAAAGGTGTTTTTTAGATGGCTTATGCACGAGGTAAATATGCAAAAGCTATTTCAGATAGGTCTGGTATGGAGTTTCCATATCTTGAAATGGTCAAAGAGTGGAATGGTTCATTCGTACATAAATCTGAATACGAGGCAAAACACCCACAAATTAGACGAAAGCATATTAAAGCAGACGCAATAGCTCTAGCTAACGCTCGACCTCCACAGGATGAAGCCGCTTCAATTACTGTTGATTTGGATGCAAATAATTTTTCACCTGATCCAAATAGTCTGTTACCACCGCAAACACCAGATGAAATTAACAGAAAAAGAAATCTAAACACCTCTGTAGGAGAAGTTACAATTAGTGGAACAGATGTAGTGGTCACTTCTTATGCCGTCACTGTAACTACTCCAGGAGGGTATAATAAATACAATATTGATGGTGTTCAACAAGATACACTTAGTTTTACAAGGGGTTCTACATATAGATTTTCACAAACAGATAGTAGTAATGGAGGGCATCCACTAAGATTAAGCACAACCAGCAATGGAACTCATGCTAGTGGAAGTATATATTCGACAGGTGTAACAGTTGTTGGATCTCCAGGAACTGATGGATACACGCAAATTACAGTTGACGCAGGAGCACCAAGCACTTTGTATTATTTTTGTACAGTTCATTCAAATATGGGTGGGCAGATTAACATCACTGGATAATTTATGGCAATATCATATACAAATTTTTTAACACAAGTAAGAAACTACACAGAAGTAGATAGCAATGTATTAAGTGATACTTTATTAGATCAATTTATTAGAAATGTTGAATTAGATATTGCAGGCAAAGTAGATTACGATGATTTACGAAAGTACGCAACTACGTCAACAATTACTGCACAAAGGTTTTTAAGTATGCCCTCTGATTTAATTTATTTGCGTTCTGTGCAAATTATTAATTCAAATGTTAGAGATTTTCTTGAAAAAAGAGACACGAGTTTTATGTCAGAATATCAATCAAATCCTGTTGAATCTAAAACATTTACTGTAACAGTTGTAAGTGGTAATCCAATAGATCATCCATACTATAATGTAGGTTCAACTAACAAATATGGAATTGACGGCTCAACAGCAACCGCAAACGTAACCTTAAATTTGGCAGAGGGAGGAACTTATCGATTTGATCAATCAGATTCATCAAATGATGGCCATCCACTTAGATTTTCTACAACGCCAAATGGTACACATGGTGGTGGAACAGAGTATACAACAGGAGTTACAACCAATGGAGTACCTGGAACATCTGGGGCTTACACAGAAATTACAGTAGCAACAGATGCACCAACTTTGTATTATTATTGTACAAATCATTCAGCTATGGGTTGGACTGCTAATACACCATCAGGAACTACAGGAGCACCAAAATATTATGCAAATTGGGATGATCAAAATATTGTTTTGGCTCCAACACCAGATCAATCATACACAGTGCAGATAAATTATATTATCGATCCACCTCATTTTTCAGCAACAAACAATACATTTTTGTCCACATACCAAGATGCCATGCTTTTACACGGGGTTTTGACAGAGTGCTTTTCATATTTAAAAGGGCCTATGGATATGTACAAAACCTATTTAGACAAGTATAATGAAGAGGTTCAAGCATTTGGGTTACAACAAATGGGACAAAGAAGAAGAGGGCAGTATGAAGAAGGAGTGCCTAGAGTACAAATTCAATCACCCTCGCCTTAAAACATGGAGTAAATATGGCAATAACAACTAGTGTAATTTGTAATTCTTTTAAAAAAGAACTTTTTGAAGGAACACATAATTTTAAACAAACTGGTGGTAATTCATTTAAATTATCACTGTATACTAATAGTGCTGTTTTAGGTAAATCTACTACAAGTTTTACCACTGATGCACAAGTATCTAATTCAGGTCAATATACAAGTGGCGGTGGTGCTTTGGTTAATGGTGGCACATCTTTGTCAACAAACACTGCTATTGTTGATTTTGCGGATAGATCATTTACTGGAGTAACCTTAACTGCAAGAGGTGCTTTAATTTATAATGACACTGCATCAGGTGATCCTGCTGTATGTGTGTTAGATTTTGGTGGTGATAAAACTGCTACATCAGGAACTTTTACCATTCAGTTTCCTGCTTTTACAGCAGGCGCAGCTATATTGCGAGTTACGTAGAATAGAGTATGTCCAACGGATGGGGACAGCTCACCTGGAATACGGGTCTTTGGGGTTTACAGGGCGATCAAATAATATCGCTTTCTGGTCTAGCTCTTACGACTAATTTAGGTGGTTTTACACAAACGACTGTGGGTGAAGCTACAGGTATAGCTTTAACTTCTTCTCTTGGTACGGCTGTAGGTTTTACAGATTTTGTAGCTCAACCTAGTGGGTTAAGTTCTACAATGACTTTAGGGTCAATTAACTTTTTCAACGATAGCATCGAATCGGTTAGTGGGTCTGCTTTAACCTCTGCGTTAGGAAGCGTAACAACTTTTTCAAATGTAGAAATGGCAATAACAGGATTTGATCTAGCAGCATCGCTTGGGACAATAAATTTAATTAATTGGCAAGAAGTTGATGTGGGTACAACAGTTAACTGGACAGAGGTTGATAGAGCGGCATAAATGATTTATAATTCAATTTTAATAGGATAAAAAATGGCATCAACATTTTCAACAAGTTTAAAACTAGAACTTCAAGCTACAGGAGAAAACGCAGGTACTTGGGGTGATAAAACAAATACAAATTTACAATTAGTAGAACAAGCAGTAGCAGGATACGAAGAGGTGTCTATTGCTGGTGGTGCAGGTACAACTGCATTAGCAATGTCAGATGGTTCAGCGTCTAACGCACGAAACATGGTAATTAAACTAACAGGTACAATTACAGGAAATAGAATTGTTACAGTTCCTGATAGTATGGAAAAAGTTTATATTGTTTCAAATGGCACTTCAGGTGCTCATACAGTGCAGTTTAAAACAGCTAGTGGTACAGGATATACTTTTGTAGCTGCTGATAAATCAGTAAGAGTATTATTTGCTGATGGTACAAATGTTGTTGATACGGGAATAATTAATACATCCTCTACTGATACACTTACAAATAAAACATTGACAAGTCCAACTATAAACGGAGCAACTACAACGGGTAGTATTGTAAATTCTGCTACAATTGCAGGAGGCACAGTTAGTGCAGTGACTTTAACTAAACCTAGAATTGCTGATGCTGGTTTTATTGCTGATTCAAATGGAAATGAACAGATAATTTTTCAAGAAACAGGTAGTGCTGTCAACGAACTAGAAATAACAAATGCAGCTACAGGAAATGATGTAGGACTTGCGGTGACAGGTGGTGACACAAATGTTGGTTTAGCTTTTACTGCTAAAGGTGCAGGACGATTTAAATTCAATGATGCAGCTTATATTCCTGAGCAAACACTTACAGACGGAGCAAATATAGATTGGGATGTACAAGCAAAGCCAGTTGCTAAAGTTACATTAGCGGGAAATAGAACATTAAACAATGCAACCAACGCAGTCACAGGTCAATTTTTTAGTCTTTTGGTGGTTCAAGATGGCACAGGTTCAAGGACTTTATCTTTTGCATCAAATTATGAATTTGCATCTGATACAGCTCCAACTTTAACAACAACTGCTGCCTTAGGTGATTTTTTTGTATTTTATTATAATGGTGCAAAGTTTATAGAAGTTGGTCGTAACCTTGCATTAACATTGAGTTAGGAGAAATTATGTGGGCGTTAGTAAAAGCAAATCAAGTTATTAAAATATTTAATGGTGCTCAGGCATTTGAACACAACGATATAAAACATCCTGCGAATATTTTTTCTAGTTGGAGTGCTGAAGAAAAAGCAGCCATAGGTTTGTATCCTGTACAAAATGACGACTCAAATTACAAAGATCCAACATTTTATAAAAACA